TGCCAACTTCTCAGGCCTTGGATACCAGGACCTTCGTCAGTTGTCATCAACATCAACACTTTATGCAACAATGTTGATGGAAGAGCGCATGATGTTGTTCGCACGCGGAACTGCGGCAGGATACTCAGGAGCAATTGCTGCTCCAACAGGTCTAACAGCCTCATCTCCAGCAGCATCAGGATCACAAACAGCCCTTGCTGCTAACACTTACTACATTTACATCACAGCAGATGCTGGTATCTCACAGAACGGCTTTGGCGAGTCAATCGTTTCTGCTGTTGCGTCAGAGACCGTTGCATCAGGCGATGTGCTTTCAGTATCCTTTACAGGATCAACTGGTGCACTTGGCTACAATGTGTATGTTGGAACAGCAACAGGAACTGCAAACTGCAAGTATGTAGGAACTGTTAAGGGTGGAACAACTGTTGTCATTCAAGGCGCAGGTGCAACCAACCTTCCAGCAAATAACTTTGCTTTCAGCACATCAGGTGCAGCAGCATCTCGCGCAAACGCAGACACTTCTGCTTATGCAACAGGTTATGACGGCATCCTGCCAACAGTTCTAGGACCTAACTCAGGTTTCAACAACGCAATCAACTCTGCATTCAGCACTGCTAACCCAGGCGTTGAATTTCAGAATGTATTCGCTGGCCTATACGAGTCAGTAAAGGCTGATCCTGATGTTGTGCTTCTAAACGGAAACGACCGTAAGCAACTCTCTGATGCAATCAAGAGTGGATCAACTGCTAACTACCGTTTGGTAATCAACGATCCAGGTCAAGGCGGAACCACTTACGGTTCTGTTGTAACTGGTCTACAGAACGAAGTAACAGGCAAGGCTGTTGATCTTATGGTTCACCCATGGCTCAACCAGGGCGTTGCTCCAGTTCTTTCATGGACTCTTCCAATCCCTGACACAGAGGTGTCAGATGTTTGGGCGAACTTCCTCGTTCAGGACTACATGGGAATTCAATGGCCTGTCACACAGTTCACCTATGACTTCTCAACTTACTTCCGTGGCACCTTCTTCTGCACCGCTCCAGCATGGAATGGCGCAGTTTCAGGTATCCGCGCTTCATAACAATTGAATAACAAAGGAGGGTGCGTCAGATAAAGGGCGCACCCTTCTTTATTCAAAGCAGGAAGGGATCAAAATGGGCAGATATGTAGCACCTGACCGTGGTGTAAAAGAAACGGTAGTAGGCGGTAAAAGTTATTTTCCCGATCGTGGCGGCATTTACAATATTGAAAGTCCTAGCGCAGCAAGAGCAATGAAGGCAGAGGGTTTCTTTGAAGCCTCTCTTAATCCGTATAATCAAGGCGACCGCCAAAGAGGATTTACTTGCGTAGAATGTGGTTTTAACGGTTGGTTTCGCAAATGCGGGCGTTGTGGTGTTGAAGCCATGGACATACCGCGAGATGGGGAATAAATGGCAACAGGCGTAACACTCGACACCTTCTCCGAGCGGCCATATTTGACCGCAGCCGAGTATAAAAATGCACCCACTTCAATTGACTACGACAACTTAGTAGTTGGTGGAAACGCTGCTGCCCAAGACGCAGAGTTGGATAGAGTCATTCTCCGCGCTTCATCCTTTATGGATGAGTATCTAAATCAAAACTTAGTGGCCAATCGCCAAACAGAAACTCAACGCACTCGTTTTACACCGCAGGGATACATCTCCTTGCACCCGAACCAAAGCCCTGTGATCTCTTTAGAGTCGTTTTATTACGGCCCCACTCCTGGCTTATTGTCGGCTTTGACCGACTGCTCTAACGCTTGGTTTGAGAACCAACAACTTATTATTCCAATCTCATCGATGGCTCTTAACTGGTCCAGCCAGGGTCCTTTGGCCTTTGGCGGTGGATCACCAACTCAACAGATCTTTACCAAATACACCTATGTGGCTGGCTTTGTAAACAACCCAATCGTGAGCGCAACCGCAGGGGCATCAAGCCTTGTTGTAAGCCGATCCGAGGGAATTGTTGCGGGCCAAATGCTGCGTATTATTGATGGAGCCAACAGCGAAACCGTGTATGTCAGCAGTTCTTATGTATACGGCAACACAACTGTAACTTTATCCTCGCCTTTGCTTTATACCCACGCGGCAGGTTCAACCATTAGTAATATGCCTAACGCAATTAAGCAAGCCTGTATTTTAATCACTACAGCCTTTATTAAAGTCCGTGGTGACAATTCTTTGACCATGAACATCACAACTCAACCACAACAGAGTCTGCCTGGGGCAGTTCGCTACGGTGGAGAGATCAGATTGGCGCTAGACATGGTCGATAAATACCGCAGGATCAGGTAATGGCGGGCCGCGTAGGGGTCAGAAACACGCTCGCTGCGTTTATTTCAAACCCACCAATAACAAACCTGAACCAAGTTTTCACTTCCTTTCCCAAGCGCATTAACTATCAGGTCAATTCACAGCCTGGCCAGTTAACTCGCTCGGCAGCCATTGTTTTCATAGCGGCAGAAACAGAAAACCGCCTGGCTATTGGTGGCGCAACAAACGGCTGGAAGCGTGTGGATTACACAATAGTGCTACAGGTTTACACCCACTCGATGCAACGCAACGCAGAGGATGTAATGAATGATTTTGATGAGTTGATCGACAACATCAAAACGCGATTACGGTCGGACCATACTTTTGGTGATCCAACAGGTAATCTTGTATGGCAAGGAGCAGAACCAACCATCAACGCTCGCTACGGAGAAGTCTCGACAACCAACGAGGGCGCTTCCGAAGTCTTTGCTGAGATAGAATTCCTTGTTACAGAAATGATCCAAGCATAAGGAGCAACATGAAACTGAAATACAACGGAACAGATGAGCGTGTGTTCCCTACGCTAGGGATCACTCTGAAACCAGGTGACGAGTTTGACGCACCCGAAGGTTTTGCACACCCTGATTGCGCAGCACCAGGGCATTCAAAGCCAGCAGCAACGCCAACACCAGCCCCAATCAAGTCTGCCGCGTCAGACACCGACTCTAAGGAGAGTGAATAATGTCAGTCCAACAATCCGTCAGAAGTTACCTCGGCATTGCTAAAGAAGCAACCAAGGGAACTATTGTCGCACCCACAGATTTTATCCCAGTAGCAAAAGACAGCATTAAACCTGTCGATGTAGTAGACGCGCTTTATGACACAGGGCTTCGTGGCTCCAATGTTGTGAACTACAACTATCTACAAGGCCGCACTCGTTCAACATTTGATTTTGGCGGAGCAGTATTTGCCGACACAGTTGGATACGCGATTGCAGGACTTCTAGGATCAGTTGCCACAACAGGTGCATCAGCGCCTTACACTCACACAATTTCTCTTAAGAACAGCCTTACATCAGGCGCAGATGACCAGCCAATCTCTTACACATTGACTGACTTCTACGCAGCAGATGTTCGCTCTTATCCAGGTTGCCAGTTCTCAGACTTCTCTTTGAAGTTCAACGCAGACGGAATGCTTGAGTATGACACCAAGACAACAGGCTGGCAGTCATCAGCGGTATCAGATCCAACTCCAACCTTTAGCACATTGTTGCCAACACAGGTATGGCGTGGAACTGTATCAATTGGTGGATCGTCTGTTTCTAATGCAATGACAGGTAATATCGACATGACTCGTTCTGTCAGCCCTGTTTATGGCATCAGCAACACTCAGAACCCATACAGCATTTTCTTGGGACCTTTAGAGGTAACTGGCAAGATCACATTTATCATGGAAAATGATGATGAACTAACAGACTTCTTAAGCAACACTCAGCCAGCCATCGTTCTTAACTGGAACTACGGCACAGGTGCTGCGGAAGTTCAACTTCAAGCAACAATCACAAAGGGTGCTTATACAGCAGCCGTGATTGAGCGCGGAGAAGACTTTGTGCAGGTATCAATCGACCTAAATGGCCAGGCAAACACAACAGATGCTGGTTCAACAGGTGGATTTGCACCAATCAAGTGGATCCTAAAGAACGCGAAAGCGTCAGGAACCTACGCTTAATCCTCAGAGCAGGTGGGGTCAGGTTGATGGCGAACGCCTTCCCGCCATTCCGCCCACCTGCTCCTTTTAAGTTATGATGTAAGGAAGGCAAACCAACAGGAGGCAATATGTCAAAGAAAATTACACTACCTTCAGGGGCTACAGTAACTCTGAAAGATCCAGCGTCATTGCGTGTTAAAGATCGCAAACGCGTATTAAAAACAGCAGATGTTGAAGGCGGAGATTTAACCCGAGCGCTTGCTTTGGGCGATGCTTTGATTGCGATGCTTATTGAGGACTGGTCTTTGGACCTTCTTATACCTGCTCTCAAGATTGACAACCTTGATGAGTTAGAGATGAAAGATTACGATGCTTTGGTGGATGCAACTAAGGATGCACAACAATTTCTGTTTCCATCTTTAGGAGATACGGTAGAAAACGAAACAGACCCAAAAGCGCCTTCCGACAACTCGAACGCCTAAAGTGGCTGCTCGAGGGCGGTGAAAGGCGAGAGGATTTAACCTACCCCGATGAGGAGTGGGCTTACTTCCAGTTTGCAGATCGCTTTGGTTGGACCCCTGACCAGGTCGATAACCTCCCTGCGGGAACTGCTGATTGGTTGTTGGCGATAGCGGCAACAGTTACAAAGATGCAAAGCGAGGTGAGAGAGTAGTGGAAATAAAGAACCTTGCTGAAGTGCTTGCTGGGCTAAATTTGACTGAAAAGAAAGTAAATGATGCTGCTCGTTATGCGATCGGTATGGCTGCTGCTTCTGTAGAACGCCAAGCCAAAAAGAATGCAAACACAGGAACTCACCCAAGAGGTCAAGGCCACATCCCTGGAACTGGTCCTGGTCCAAATGTTGTAACTGGCAATTTGCGCAGATCTATTTTCTCTCGTAGCAAGGTTGGCTTTGGAAATAGTTATGTTGCAGAAGTTGGCGCTTCGATGGTTTATGCACGCGCTGTTGAAATGGGAGTTCCCGAGTGGAAATCAGGAGTAAAATATCCGTATCTTGTCCCTGCTGTAGAAAGCCTAAAGAACTCAGGCAATCTCAACAGAACATTCACTGGCGCTTTTGCAATGTATTTGAGGAGTTAATAGATGGCATCAACAATCCCGCCAATCCTTATTCAACTCCAAGCCGATGTAACTCAACTTAAAGCAGGGCTAACCCAAGCAGAAGCGGCAATAAAAGGCGTAGACAGTAATGTAAAAACCGCCAGCGCTGGTATGACTTCCTTTGTTGGCAATCTTAAAAAAGTGGGCGCGGCTCTTGGAGCAACTTTTGCGGCCTCTCAAATTGCTAACTTTGCCAAAGAGTCGATTATGGCTTCAAGTAATATGGCTGAGTCTTTATCTAAAGTGCGAGTTGTCTTTGGCGAAGGCGCGGCCGAGGTTGAGAAGTTTGGAAAGAACGCTGCTCAAAATTTAGGTATTTCTAACCAAGCCGCTCTTGAGGCCGCAGGAACTTACGGCAACTTATTCCAGGCGTTTGGATTAGGCCAAGGTGAAGCCCAAAAGATGTCGACAAGTCTTGTGCAGTTGGCTGCGGACATGGCTTCGTTTAACAACACATCTATTGATCAGGCCATTACTGCTTTGCGCTCAGGTTTATCGGGTGAAACCGAACCTTTGAAGCGCTTCGGTGTTGCTCTTTCAGAAGTCAGATTAAAAGAGGAAGCCCTACGCATGGGCTTAATTAAAACCACAAGCGGAACTTTGCCTGTTGCAATCAAATCACAGGCTGCCTACTCGTTGATCTTAAAAGACACAGCGCTTGCGCAAGGCGATTATGCACGCACCGCTGATGGAACCGCAAACACTATGAAAACCCTGCAAGCCAAAATGGAGGATGCAAAAGTAGCACTTGGCGATGCACTCATGCCAGCATTCAAAGGATTGCTTGGCATTCTTAATTTGTTAATTCCTGTTCTAACAAAAATTGGTGATTTTTTTAAAGCAAATCAAGATGAAGTGAAAGCCTTTGCTATAACTGTTGGTGTCCTATCAACCGCTTACGGTGTTTATACCCTGGTGGTGCAGCGTGCAGCAATCCAACAAGCAATTTTAAACGGCCTAGTTGCTATTAATCCCTTTGTGGCAATTGCTATAGCAGTAGGTTTACTGGTAGCAGCCATGGTTAAATTGTTTAAAAGCAATGAGACTTTTAGAAAAGCGGTAATTGAAACAGGCAAAATAGCATTAAATGCTTTTGCAGCAATCATTCCTATGGTGGGTCAGGTCTTTGAAGTTATTATGAAAGTTACAACAGGACCGCTTCGGCTTTTGCTTTTGGCTCTTTCTAAACTACCAGGCGTTGGTAAATATGCCAAGGCTGGTTTAGACATAATGAATAAAGGGCTTGATGGCATCAGCGATTTTGCTAACGCGGCTGCAAAGAAAGCCAAAGACCTGTCTGCTGGTTTAGACAAGATGGGTGCGGCTGCCGATAAGAACGCTAAGAAAGTAGAGAAAGCAACCAAAGGTAGTAAAACAAAACCTGGAACAGTTGATCCTGCTACTGAGGCCGCTGCAAAAGAGGCCGCTGAGGAAGCAAAGAAACGCGCTGAACAAGTTGCAGACGCAGAGATGTCTTACATGGAAGCGCAAATTAAAGCGCACCAAGATTATCAAGAAAAGGTTGCAGACTTACAAAAAGATTATGCAGAGGCTTTGGCAAATGCAGAAGAGGCTGCTGCTGAAAAGCGTGCCGAAGCACAGGCAACCTATAACGAAGCCATTACCGATGCTCAAAAAGATCACACCAAAGTTATGGTTGAGATTGCTAAAGATTATGCAAAAAGAACTGCTGATATTGAAGCATCACATCAAAAGAAATTGTCTGATTTAAGAACTGCGGCTGCGCAAAAGGCTGTTGATTTACGCAAGTCGGCTGCCGATAAAGAAGTCTCAATTATCCAACAATCCGTGGATCGCTTACGCAGCGCCTTTGCTTCAGGCACAGGCTTTAGTTTGACCGAGGCTTTTAAGGGTAGAACTTCGGGCGGTCTTTTAACCCAAATGAAAAAACAACTAGATGATGCTAAGAAGTTACAAGCGGCTGCCGCTTATCTTGCTGGCGAAGGTTACGCACAAACTTTTATTGAACAGGTTGTGAAGGCTGGACCTGAGGTTGGCCTTCAGATGGTGGATGAACTTAAAAAGTCCTCGCCTGAGCAACAAAAAGAAATTCAAAACACTTTCATGGATTTAGAAAGCATCCAAGAAACTGGACTAGATGTTTTGGCTAAATCCATGAACAACGGAGCCAACCTTGCAACCTCTGAATTGCGCCAGGCTTACAACCAAGTAGCCATTGATCTTAAAGAGTCTCTTGCTGAAGTAGATGCGCAACTTCAGGAGTCTTTGGCTGTGGCTAACGCTGAATATGCAGCGGCTATGGCTGAGGCAAAGATTGAGCGCGATGCTCGTATGTTGGAAGCCGCCACACAACTTCAAGAGGCTATTACTACCGCTAAAGCAAACCTTGATAAAGCCCTGGCTGAAGCCGAAGCAACCCTGGCAAAATCTCGAGCCGAGGCTCAAAAGAAACTTAACGAAGGATTGGCTGAAGCGCAAAGAGTTCTACAAAAGGCTCTTACCGATGCTCAAACGGCTTTCCAAAAATCTATTGATGAAATCTCAGCCACCACCGCTGAAAAATTAAAAGCATTACAAGCACAACTTGCTGCTGTGGCTGCTGCAACGGCTGCTTTACAAACTGCAAATAATAATTATTTGGCTGCCGCAACTGTTCCAAATGTTGTTAAACCAATAAGCCCAACAAGTGGAACACTACCTAAGACAACCACGCCAGTCACAAACATTACAACTAATATTTCAGGTGTGAATTTAACTAATCCTTCATCAACAGCAAGCAGCGTAGTGTCTGCCATTAAATACGGAACTGCCGTAACGGTCACAGGTGGGTATTCAGGAATTCCACAAACAAAGATCTCAACTCCGATGCGAACTTCTGCCCAAGCCAAAGCACTGAAGGTGGAATAAAATGCCAGCGGTAATTGCCAATTATTCATTCTCTTTTAACGGCCAGGTCTTTGGCGGTGCTGGATCGCCTTATCAAATCCAATCCGTTGATGGGTTAGAAGCACTTCCTGACATACGCAGCCAAGATGACAACCGAGGCTACGCAGACGGTATGTTCTCGGGCCGCGACTTTTTATCGGGCCGTGAGATTACTATTCAGTTTCTTTGCCTGGCTTCCACAGGGGCAACGGCCCAGGTCAATTTCAACACTATTCAAAGGGCGCTATTACCCCAACAGAGCGGCACTACGCCCCTTTACTTCCTTATGTCCAATGCAGACACCGAACAGGTCGTATACGCCCGTGTAAGAGGCTTGAGGGCCACCGTAGACCCCAACTACACCTATGGTTACATCGTTGCCCAGGTGACTTTCTTTTGCCCTGATCCAAATGTGTATGCCAGCAATATTCAAACCGCAACCCTGGCTTATACCCCACCCACAGGGCGCGTTTATGACCGCACCTATAATGTAACTTATGGTGGTGGTTCTGTAATTATTTCAACCACAATTAACAACGCGGGCTGGGCTACCACTTATCCAAACATCGCTATCAGCGGTCCAATTACAAACCCAACAGTCGGCAATACAACCGAGGGCGCAGCGCTCAACTTTCTTGGCACTTATTCAAGCAGCGATGTTTTGAATGTAGACCTTTACAATAAACTGATTACGCTGAATGGAAACCCTGCTCGTAATACACTTCTCTCAGGCACATGGTTTTCTGCTCAACCAGGTAACAATCAGTTCTACCTGACTGGAACTGGAACCTTGGCGGGAACTACCCAAGCCGTAGTAACATGGCAATCGGCCTACATTTAGGAGAATAAATGACACTTGTATCGCCTCCGAGTTGGCTACAAGCAGGAAGTTATCCTGCTGAAAGCGACCGACAAATTCAGCAAGCCTTGTATGCCACTACAGGCATCATTGGCTCTACTTCGATGGCGGTCACAGAGAACTCTCCTGCTGGTATGTCGGTGCGCGTTGCTTCAGGCTGGGCTGGTGTTGTTGGAACAACTCAAGCCAACATGGGTGTTTATGTTTTCTACAACGATGCGACCGTCACTTTAACCGTCACAACAGCCGATCCAACAAACCCAAGAATTGACCGAATAGTTGCGACCGTTCGAGACGCTTATTACACAGGCGCTTTCAATGATGTTATTTACCAGGTTTTACCAGGAACCCCTGCGGGATCACCAACTGCCCCTGCTGTTCCCGCCAACTCAATCTCGCTGGCTACAATTGCCGTGGGCGCTGCCGTTACTCAGATCAATAATGCCAACATCACAGACACCCGAGTTGAGGTAACAACCAACTTGCCTGTTGGTGATATTACTGGAGTAACCGCAGGAACAGGGTTAAGTGGCGGAGGATCAAGCGGAGCGGTTACACTCTCCCTGGCCAACACCGCAGTAACCGCTGGTTCTTATACAACTGCCGACATAACAGTCGATGCGCAGGGTAGAATTACCGCAGCATCCTCGGGTGTCGCAGCGTCAGATCCAACGCCTACAGTCTTTCTTTTGATGGGAGCATAACCAAATGGCAACAACCTACAAAGTGCTAGGGCAGTCAAACCCAGCAGCAACAACTTTAACGACTCTATACACGGTTCCTTCCGCAACAGAAGCCGTTGTCTCCAGCATCGTTATTGCCAACCTTGCGGCAAGCGCAGCCACATTTAGAATTGCAGTTCGCCCAAATGGTGCGTCAATTGCTAACTCTCAATACATTGCTTATGACATCACCGTTGGCGCTTCCGACAGCACAGTTTTAACTCTTGGTTTAACTCTAGACGCAGCCGATGTGTTGAGCGTTTATGCATCAACCACAACTGTTACATTCTCTGCTTTTGGTTCAGAGATTGCTTAACAATGATCACGAGGGCAACACTCTCTAGCGTTAACCAGGGGCTTCCTAAATACAGGTCAATGCTTGCTGGTAACACGGCATTTTCTCCTGGCGTATTTGAGTCTATTGCTACGGCTGTTGGAACAGGTTCACCTGGTTCTATTACTTTCAGTTCAATTCCTAACACTTACAAACATTTACAAATTAGAGGTCTTTTTGCTGATGGAGGAAACAATTTAAATGTAATTTTTAACGGCAGTAGTTCAAGTAATTACACAAGACACATTATGAGTGGCACTGGCAGCGCTTATACTTCTGCTGGAGCGGCAAATCAAACATCGATAGATTTAGGTGTTTTTGGTGCTTCGGGAACAGGTAATTCATCAATAACTATTATTGACATACAGGATTATGCTTCAACTTCTATAAATAAAACTTTGAGGGCTTTTTCTGGATACACTGGCGGAGCAAGCGATTTGCGCGTGGTTTTTTCTTCAGGTGCAAGATTAGTCACTGACGCAATAACTTCAATCAGTTTAGTAAATAATGCAACTTTTACAACTGGCACAGTTTTTTCACTTTATGGAATTAAGGGGTAACAAATGCCAGTCACTTATGAAAACATTACAACTACAACGCTAAGCAGTGCGGCAGCGTCTATTACATTGAGTTCAATTCCACAAAGTTACACAGATTTAAAACTAACCATAACTGGATTTTCTAACACAGGTGCATCTAATGTTGGCGGATACATTCTTTTTAACAATGACACCGCTGCAAATTATGCTTTTACTGTTTTTAGAGCAAACGGGAGCGCTGTATCAACGCTCAATTTTGCCTCTAATACTCAAATGAATTTAACTTTTGGAAGTAGTGGAACTAACACAACGCCTTATTTTTCTACTGTAGACATTTTTTCTTACACTAACGCTTTAAATAAACCGTGTTTAATTGCAACTTCTGCGGATTTGAACAGTCCAGGAAATACAGAATCTTTTTTGGGAAGATGGGCTAACAGCGCGGCGATCAACCGAATTGACATTTATACAAATGCTGCGGCAGATTTTGGAATAGGAACTATTGTAACTTTGTATGGGATAAAAAATGCCTAACACATACAGTTTAATCTCTGCTAACACATTAAGCACAACAGCCTTGTCTGTTACTTTCTCTGCTATACCTGCAACTTTTACAGATTTAGTAATACGAGCAAGCGCACGAACTAACAGAGCGGCAACACAAGACATTTGGAAAATAGTTATTAACAGTGACACAACAGCAAACTACAGCCGAACAGCACTGAGAGGATTAGGAAGCGGCAACAGTGGAACACCAGTAACTGATAATCTAACATCTGCTTCTAATCTTTATTTTGGTGGATTAGACGCTGCAAACAATACAACAAACACTTTTGGTTCAACAGAAATATACATACCAAATTATGCAACTGCTATTGTGAAACAATTTAGCGCGCACACTGTTTATGAAGAAAATGGCACTTATGCAGAAATGGAAAAAATTGCATTAAGATACGCTGGAACTTCTGCAATTACATCAATTACATTATCATCTTTTTATTCCGCTAGTTTTATTGCAGAGTCTAGTTTTTACCTTTACGGAATTGCAAAGAGTTAGGATAGACACATGGCTATCACAAGAATTTCTACTTCGGGTGTTTACGGATCTAAATATAGTGATCTGTTAGGAGGCCTGCCTGGTGTTATGCCCGCTCCAACTGCGGCTGACCCTGGTACAGGAACAAGCGCAACAGTTTCTTTCAGCACTGTAACAGGTTCAACTTCCTACACAGCCATTTCTAGTCCAGGCTCATTTACTGGATCAGCATCATCTAGTCCTATAACCGTTTCAGGATTGTCTTCAGGAACTGCTTACACTTTTCAAGTCAGAGGCAATAATGCTGCGGGATCAGGTGCATATTCAGCGGCTTCAAACAGCGTCACACCAGTTATACCTGGAGCCATGGAACTTATAGCCACTGGTGCTACAACAGGCGGAAGCACTATGACTGTTACTTTCTCAAGCATTCCTCAGACTTTCAAACATTTACAAATTCGCCTTACTGGAAAATGTTTCTTGGCAGGTTCAAGCGCATCAGCAAATGTTAGATTTACAGTTGGTGGAGTAACTAATTATTCTTATCATGAAATTAAAGGAATAAGCGGAACCAGTTCAGCCGCAGGTGCAGCAAGTCAAACCTCAATTTTACTTGCTTCTAGTATTTGGCCGCAAATAGATGCGCCTACTTACAATGTTGCAGGAATTATTTTAGATGTTAATGATTACACAAGCACTACAATTAACAAAACAATACGCCTTCATGGTGGTTCAAATGTATCGACAGGAACTTTTGGTTCTATTTTACAAACAGGTACCGTTGTTTCAACAGCGGCAATTTCTTCTATTAGTTTTAGTCAAATTAATGGTGGCGGTTGGCAACTTACAAAGTATTCACTCTACGGAATAAGAGGATAATTATGCCATCTACTTATGAACCTTTAGCAACCTACACCGCCAATGGATCAGAAACTGTTATTACATTTTCTAGTATTTCAGGTTCTTACATAGACTTGAAGTTTATTGCTTCCTATAACACTAGCAGCAATAGCGCGGGGCGTTTAAGATTTAATAACGATACTGGATCAAATTATCTTTACAGTTACATTTATGCCATGGGTGATAACAACTGGAATAACACTGCAAATATAGGTTCTTTACTTCCGACTGCTTACAACTCTTCTATGACACCTGATTATCCCGCTTTTTTAGAAGCAGATATTCTTTCTTATGCTACTGGCGGTCTTAATAATCCTCAAATTCTGATGAAAATGAGTTTTAAGGGAACATCTCAAAATGAAATTGATATTGCTAATGCTACTTGGCAATCTAGTGCTACTGGAATTAACACCATTAGTTTTTCTGTAGGTTCGGGAACTTTTACCGCAGGTGGACTTTTTAGTTTATACGGAATAGGTGCTTAATTATGGCCGCAACTATGAAATTGATTGCTTCTACTACATTGACATCTACTAGCAATGTTATTTTCAATCCTATTCCTCAAACTTACACAGATTTATTTTTAATCTTAAACATAAGAACTAATATTGGTTCGTACATTGATGATGTATTTTTAACTTTTAACGGAAGTGGAACAGAGTCATCAACAAGTCTTTACAGAACGGCTACAAACTCATTAGCAAGTGCAACGGCCGCAAGTTTATTTTTAAGAGGGGTTGCCAGTGGTAGTAGTGCAACTGCTAACACTTTCGGAACAGCAGAGTTATACATACCAAGATACTCCAACACATCATATACCAAACAATTTTTTGCTTGGGGTGGTGGAGAAACTAATGACTCCTCTCTCACTCAAACAAGCATGAATGGATACACTAGAAACAGCACAGGTGCTATTTCTGCTATAACTATCACTTGCAATGGCACACCCGTTGCTGGTTCTTATTGTGCATTGTACGGAATATCCAACACATAAAAGGAGAAAAAAATGGCAACAGAAACACCTACAAAGGTAATCGTTGACTGCTCAACAGGTGAAGAGACCATTCTTCCTCTGACAGCAGACGAGATTGCTCAACTAGAAACAGACCGCGCAGCAGCAGAAGCCGATCGCGCAGCAGCAGAAGCAGCCGCCACAGCCAAGGCAGAAGCCAAAGCATCAGCACTTGCTAAACTAGCCGCGCTTGGACTTACAGAAGAAGAAGCAGCAGCACTAGCGGGCTAATTATTGGGAAAGGGGGTCTACGATGGCTACCACCTATCGGTATTTATTTGTAGACCTTCTTACCAATACCATCATTGCCGAACTGCCCCTGACTGGGGTTGCGTTTACCCAGCAACTTAACCAGGCGGGAACCTTTAGCGGGCATTTAATGTTGTCGGGTATTAACACCGACAAGTTCAATGTTGACGCTTCAACGATCCCAGGCAAGTGTGGTCTTTATGTTGACCGCGATGGCATTCTTGTTTGGGGCGGTGTTATTTGGGGCCGCCAATACAACAGCCAAGACCAGGCTTTAACCATTCAAGCCCGCGAATGGATCTCCTACTTTGAACGCAGACGCATTACAACAACCGTAGATTTTACGGCTATTGACCAGTTGGTTATTGCAAAGACCTTGATTGAGGATGCTCAAACCGTTCCTTACGGTGATATTGGGGTGGGCTATAACTCGGCAGGACAAACAGCCTCGGGCATTTTGATTGATCGCGTTTACTATGACTATGAATTAAAGAATGTATTCCAGGCGATCCAGGACCTTAGCCGCCAATCAGATGGTTTTGATTTTGACATCGACATCGAATATGACGCAATTACAGATTTACCTGTTAAAAATTTCAACACTTATTATCCCCGCAGCGGTTTGGTTTACACCGTGGGCGACCCCGCTTGCCCTGTCTTTGAGTTCCCTGCTGGCAATATTGTCGAGTATGAATACCCTGAGGATGGATCTACGGCTGCCAACACTATCTACGCAGTTGGCGCTGGAAATAACGAAGGCAAGTTAATCTCAGCCGCTTCTCATCCGACTATCTTTACCGAAGGTTGGGCGTTGCTTGAGGATCAAGTTAACTACACAGATGTTACCGATCAGACAGTTTTGGACAACCTGGCCATGGGTGCGGTCAACGCATTTGTAACCCCGCCAATAACCATGAAAGTTGTGGTTCCAGCCTTTGTTGATCCTGTCTACGGCACTTATGAAGTAGGCGATGACGCACGCATCATTATTATTGACGACCGCTTTCCAAATGGTTTAGATGCCATCTACCGCATTGTTGGATCAAGCGTTGAGCCTGGCGAGGATGGCCCTGAGCGCGTTACCCTGTCCTTAACAACAGGCACAGAGTCGGAGATTGTCTAATGCCATACATTAATCAACCGCCAAGTATGCAGTCCATCTTTAACGATCTAAACAACCGCGTGACCAAATTAGAAAATGCCAACCGCTTCACCGCACCTGATGTGCCAACCGAGCCAACCTATCCACGCGTGGGCGACATCATCTTTGATAACACAGAGGATTTGATGAAGTATTGGAACGGCACAGCCTGGGTTGAGTTTGCTGATAATAACCTGGGAACATCAATTGTTGTAACCACAAATGCCACGCTGAAAACCGTCAACAATAACATTGTTTTCACAGGCCAACCTTTAACTATTGAGTCTCAACGAATTGGCAAAATGATTACAGCCTACGCAGAGGTTGTTGGCACAACAGTTACAAACTGGGGAACAGGGCAAATTTACTTCCAACTGCCAGCGGGCTTCCCAACCTTTGCCCATAAAGTAATTGCTGGAGGCGCTCTTATTGATGGTGGTTCAACTTACACAATCTTTGGAGTGATAGCCCAGGGTGATAACAAGATGTATCTATGGCATCCAACTTCTAACGGTGGATCAGATGAGGTCACGCATAACAAGCCAGCCGTCTTGGACTCCACTTCACTCATTGTCATTAATGGCGTTGCTTTGATCGCATAATTGTTATCATTACAACATGGAAATGACCTTAGACACCTCCCTGGCAATTGCTCAGTTGATCGCCTTATGTATTGGCCTCCCTATTGGAGTTTTTAGAATTTGGCGCAAACTTGATGTAAGACTCACCGATCAAGACAGACGCTTGGCTCGAATTGAATACCAGGTTTACGAAAACGGTGGCACTTCAATGAAGGATCAGATCAATTCTTTAGTTGCTAATCAATCTGAAATTAAAACAGATGTAGCAGTATTAAAAGCAAAGGTGGAGGTGGCAGCATGACGCTTATGGAATTATGTAAGGCGGCAGTTGGATACACAGAAGGCCCAAACAACAACACAATCTATGGCAAATGGTATGGTCTAAACAACCAACCGTGGTGTGCCATGGCCGCGTCTAAGATGTATTTTGACGCAGGGCTTATCAAATCAGTAGCCAACACAAAGAAAGGCTTCGCTTCTTGCGATGCCTGGCTGAAGTATTTAACCAAGAACAACCAACTTGTCCCAATCGGACAAGCCAAGGCTGGCGATCTAGTTTTCTTTCAATTTGATGATGATGCTCAACCTGATCATGTGGGTATTGTTAAGTGGCACAACACTCGACTGAAATACCTGCGTGTGTTTGAAGGCAACACATCAAGCGGAAAGGCTGGCAGCCAATCCAACGGTGACGGTTTCTATCTTAGAAAGCGTGACTACAAAACAATCATGGCGGTCGCCCGCCCAAAGGAGACAAAATGAACGCAAAAGTAAAAGCAGCACTTGAGTCCTACGCACGCTCATTTATTGTTGCAGCAATTGCAGTCTATTCTGCTGGAGAAACTGATGTCAGAGCCATCGCAATTGCGGGCCTTGCAGCCATTATTGGACCAGCAATTCGCGCAGCCAATCCAAAAGACCCTGCTTTTGGCTTGATTGCCGACACGGTAGAAGCCGAAATTAAGGCACTTGTAAAGAAGTCAAAAAAGAAAACTAAGTAAAACCAGTGAATTGCACCCGACTCTCTCCCGAGGTCGGGTGCTTTCTCTTTTCTAACTGTTAAGGTATTCTTTAGACTTAAGGAGGCAAGAGATGGCACTTGAGAATGCGTTCAACGAAATTTTAAGTAAAAGAACAAACAACCGCAGCCCTGTAATATGTGCGTATCAAGTCATGTATAACTCGCTGAGTAAACAAGATCAAAAGACTTTAGATGATGCCTGGGCTGAAAATTACCCTGTGAATTTGATTGTTCAGGCTTTGCGATCTGACGGCCATAAATGCAGCGCGGACACAATTCGTATTCACAAGAATGGCACTTGTCGATGTCCGAAAGAATAGAAGCGTTACTTAAAGAGCGCGGCCTTATGTATGGAGATGCCGTGGACAACTTCACCGCAGTGGGCCGAGGTTGGGGCGCAATTCTAAACATTGAGGATATTCCTGCCTACCAAGTTGCCTTGATGATGGACTTTCTTAAGACGGTGCGTTGCACAATTAATCCAACCCATGAGGACTCCTGGATAGATAAAGCGGGCTACTCTGAACTAGGTAAAAGGATCGCCTTCGATGAGTCTTAAAGATCAATTTGATGAGATGCCCGAAGGCATAGAGTCCAACGATGTAAAAGAATTACGCCAGGCTTTAATCAGGTTGCAGAAACAACTCAAGAAAGCCAAAGAAAGAACCGAAGAGTTAGTTGAAACAACACAACAAGCCGCTTATGACGCGATGCTTACCCTGGGTGAATATGATCCTATTGTTGCTCCCATTCCAAGTAAATCTAAGAAAATTGGCGAAGTTGCTCTTTGGCACATGACCGATTGGCAAGGGGCAAAGAAAACCACCAGTTATGACAGCGTAATTATGCGCAAAAGAGCGCTGGACTTTGCGCAAAAGGCTGTCCGCGTGACGGATATTCAAAGAGCCGACCACCCTGTGCGCGATTGCACCATTATGTTTGGCGGTGACATGGTTGAAGGGTTGTTTAACTTTCCAACCCAAGCATTTGAAGTTGATGCTACTCTCTTTGAACAATATGTAAATGTGGCCAGGCTTTGCGTTGATGTTGTGCGTTTTGCTTTGGCAAATTATGAAAAGGTCACCGTTGTGGCAGAGTGGGGTAATCATGGGCGAATTGGTAGCAAACGCGACAATGTTCCTCGGAGTGATAATTTTGATCGTATGTGCTATGAGTTGGCCCGACAACTTTTAAGTAACGAAAAGCGT